CTATGAATTAAAAAAAGAATATGAAGATAAAGCCTATGAAGATGCAAAGAATAAATCACAAGCAAGAAAACGCTAAAAGCGGTACACTAAAATAAAGTTTTGTTTTTACTGTGGCCGAATACGGTGTAAATATAAATTTAAGAGTAAAAGGTCAATCTGGTCTTGATAGATTAAATACGAAAGTAAAGCAATTAACTAAAAGTGTAGATAATATCCGTCAGATAGATATAATGAATCCCCGAAATACAGGGGGTGCAGGAGGAAAAAGTGCTCGTAATGATTTAAGAAAATATAGACAAGACATGGACGATCTTGTCAAAACAGTTAACAAGTCTAGAGGAGTTTTTGGAAAAACTAGAAATCAACAACTTGCAGCGATAGATGCCTTACAAGAATATTCAAATAGTTTAACTATTGGTTCAAAAAGACAAAGAGCAGCAGTAGCAGCTACTTTGAGATTAACTCGTCAAACTGACCTCGATACAGTTTCAATACTTGAAAATACTAAAGCAAGAAAACAAAATATAGCTCTTTCAAGAATGATTGGAAGAAGAGTTGGTGGTGGTGGTGGTGGTAAAAATCCTTTCCCTATGGGAAATCCAAAAGGAGCAGGAGCAGCATTATCAAGTGGATTGATTTCTGGTGCGTTTCCGTTGTTATTTGGACAAGGATTAGTTGGAGGTGCTGCTGGATTTGCTGGTGGTTTTGGAGGGACATTGGTTGGTGGCAAAATGGGAGGCTTTGCAGGAGGTCTTGTTGCTACTGCTGTTCTTCAGCAGATAACTACTCTTGCTCAAAACATGACAGAGCTTGGCAAAGCATTTAGTAACCTTAATCCAAATGTTGAAGCTATTACTGGTGCTTTAGGTTTAGCTGGTTCTGTAGAAGAAAAAAGACTTTTATTGATAGAAAAAACGCATGGTGCTCATGTTGCTTTAAATATGGTTACTGAGCAAATGAATCAGGCTATAGGAGAAGAAGGAGTAAAAAATCTAACGGAATTTGCAGAGGCTACTCGTCTAGCTGGAAATCAATTTAAACTAGGAATGACAAAAATACAAGCAGCTTTAGCTCCATTTATGAAGTTTTTTGTAGATGCTACAGGTGCAAGTAGAGCAGAAACTACACGATTAGCAAATCTGACAGGAGATACAGAACTCGCAAACATGAGAAGTGAACTTGCAACATTAGAGGGAACATCAGCTAGTGGACTTGGAAGAGCAGGAGCTAAACAAAGACAAAATAGAATCAATAATTTAAAAGCGGAAATTGCTGCATTAGAAGAAATATTAGCGAAAAGAGGAAAAGAAATTGAACTTGGCAAGTTCCGAGATCAACAGTTTGAATCTGCAACAAAGAGTATAGAAGATCAAAATATGTTCTTGCAGAATCAACTTTTACTGGGTCAACAAGGAGCAGAAATTGAAAAGTTAAAACTTGAAACGGCAAAACGAATGAAAATTGCAGTAGAAGATTTAACACCAGAACAAGTAAAACAACTTGAAAATCTTATAAAAACAAGAGATGAATTGCAGAAGTTGAATGAACTTTATTCAAGTATTGCTTCAACAGTAGAAACTGGTCTGGTTGATGCAATCGAGGGTGCGATAAATGGTACAAAAACATTGGGAGATGTTGCTCGTAGTGTATTTAGTCAGATTCAAAGATCTCTTATTAGTTATGGTGTAGATGCTTTTCTTGGTGGACTTCCTGGAATTGGAAAGTTTTTCAGAGCAAATGGTGGTCCTGTTAGTACTGGTAAAAGTTATATGGTTGGAGAGCGTGGTCCAGAAATGTTTGTACCAAATACAAGTGGTCGTATAGTTCCTAATTCTGATATAGGTGGTTCAACTAATATAGTAGTAAACGTAGATGCTTCTGAATCTTCTGTTGAGGGAGATGAAGAGCAAGGAAGAGAACTTGGCCGTCTTATTTCGGCTGCGGTACAATCTGAGATAATACAACAGAAACGACCTGGAGGAATACTTGCATAATGGCTACATTTCCCTCAATAAAACCTACTTACGGTCAACAGAAAAGATCCGCACCAAAGACTAGAACTGTTCGTTTTGCAGATGGGTATGAACATAGACTTTTATTTGGTCTTGCCCAACATCAGAATCCAAAAATTTTTCAACTTACGTTTAATGTTTCAGAAACAGAATCAGACGAAATAGAAACTTTCCTTGACGCTAGAGCAAATGACAGTGATAGCTTTACTTTTACTCCTCCTGGAGAAAGTTCATCTTCTGAATTTGTTTGTGAAAACTGGAGTAAATCAATACCATATAATAATAGAGCTACAATTCAAGCTACTTTTAGAGAAGTATTTGAACCAGCATCGTAATGACAGTAAATTCCAAAGTATTTAGCAGTCTACAAGACATTAATCCATCGGCAATTATTGAATTATTTACTCTTCAGTTGTCTACAACATTACATGGTGCAAATACAATTTATAGATTTCATGCTGGCAGTAATCTCAATGCAAATGGAGAGATAGTATGGGCTGGTAATTCTTATCTTAGATTTCCTATACAGGCTACAGGTTTTGCTTTTCAAAAAGGCCAGTTGCCAAGGCCAAGAATAATTATAAGTAACGCTACAGGATTAATTTCATCTATTCTTCTAGACGTAAATCAAACAACAACTGGTAATGATTTAACAGGAGCTACAGTAACAAGAATAAGAACATTAGCTAAATTTATTGATGCTGTTAATTTTGCAGATGGTACTAATGCAACAGCAGATAATACAGCAGAGTTTCCCCAAGAAATTTATTCTATAGATCGTAAAGCAACAGAAACTAGAGAAGTTGTTGAATTTGAACTTGCTGCACCGACAGATTTAGCTGGGATTCGTATTCCAGGTCGTCAAGCTACTCGCTCTATTTTCCCTGCTATTGGCACGTTTGTAGCATGACTTGGAAATATAAAGCACTACTTCATGCTCAACGAGAAGATCCTAAAGAATCTTGTGGTTTGTTGTTAAATGTAAAAGGTAAGGAGAGATATTATCCTTGTCGCAATCTTTCGATGACAGAACATCAATGTTTTATTATTGATCCAGAAGATTATGTAAAGGCAGACAATACAGGAGAAATTGTTGGTGTTGTCCATAGTCACCCTATAACACCTCCTACACCTAGCCAAGCAGACAAAATTAGTTGTGAGGATAGTAATTTACCTTGGTATATAGTTAATCCAAAGACAGAACAATGGGCTTATTTAGAGCCATGCGGATATAAACCACCTTTATTGGGTCGGCAATGGGTATGGGGAATAACAGACTGCTGGAGTTTAATTAGAGATTGGTATAAAGAAGAAAAAAATATAGAACTTAGAGATTGGGAAAGACCAACTACATTAGAAGAATTTAATAATAAACCTCTATTTGAGGACTGTGCTTGGCGAACTAATTTTAGAGAACTTAGACCTGATGAAAAACTAGAAAATGGAGATGTATTGCTTATGAGTATTCTGCACCCAACTTTAAATCATGTAGCATTATTTTTTGAAGGTGATGTTATTCATCATTTAACCGATAGACTATCTTGTAGAGAGCCTTACTCTGAATGGCTGTTAAAATGTACAGGAAAGAGGTATCGCTATGCTTCGTAAAGTAAAATTGTATGGAGAGTTAGCAAAGTTTGTTGGGCATAAAGAGTTCGAGGTAAAAGCTGAAACAGTAGGCAAAGCTATAAGTTTTTTAATACATAATTTTCCAGAAATAGAAAGTTACATGAATCCTAAATATTATCAAGTAAAAGTAGGTGATTATGATATTGGCAAGGAAGAAATTCATCATCCTGTAGGTAAACAAGATATACATTTTATTCCTGTTATTAGTGGTGCTGGAGGAGTTAAAAAAGTTTTATTAGGTACAGTTTTAATTGGAATTGCTATTGCAACAGGTGGTTTTGCACCTATAGCTGGGGCTGGTTTTTTTGCAAAAGGAGGGGCTCTTGCTGTAGCTTCGGGTAGTATAGGTATTGCTCTCGTATTATCGGGTGTAAGTGATATGCTTTTTCCATTACCCGAATCACAAAAGTTTAGTTCAGAAGAAGATCCACAATTATCATTTAATTTTAGTGGAGTTCAAAATACATCAAGGGCTGGCACACCTGTACCAATAGTATATGGAGAAATTATTACTGGTTCAGTGGTAATCTCTGCTGCTATAGACACTAATCAGGTGACAGTATGACAGAAGAATCTAAAATTATTCAAGGTGCTGGTGGTGGCGGTGGAAATCGCAATAGACAACCCCCACCTCCATATCGTGCTCCTGATACTTTACACAGCAGAAGTTTTGCTACTGTTCAAGATCTAATATCTGAAGGAGAAATAGAAGGATTTGCTACTGCATCAAAAGCAGGACTTACAAAAGGAACAACTGCTTATGATAATGCAAGCTTAAAAGATGTTTTTCTTGATGACACTCCAATATTGGATGAAACTGCTTCTAATACCAACCCTGCCGATACTAAATTTAATTTTAAAGACGTAACTTTTAAGTCTAAATTTGGAACATCAAACCAAACCGCCATGAGTGGTATTCCTGCTGAAAGCAGATCACCTACTGGTGTTGGAGTTATTGTAACTGCTTCTACCCCAGTAACTAGACAGATAACAAATACAGATGTGGATGCTGTTATTGTTACTTTAACTTGGCCTCAAATCCAAGTAGCAAAAGATAATGGAGATTTAAAAGGAGATACAGTTGAATATAAGATTCAAATTCAACAGGATTCTGGTGGCTATGTAGATAAAATAAGTTCTTCTGTTAGTGGTAGAACTGCTGACGCTTATCAAAGAGATCACAGAATAGATTTAACTAGCGGATTTACCACAGTAGATGTAAGAGTAGTTCGTGTAACAGCAGATAGCACAACTTCTGCAAGAATTAATGAATTTCAATTTACAAGCCTTCAAGAAGTTATTGATAATAGCTCTACTTACGCTAATAGTGCTTATACTGCTCTTCGTTTAGATAGTAAGCAATTTAATCGTATACCCACAAGAAAATATCGTATTAGGGGAGTGAAGGTACGAATACCAGGAGCAGGAGCATCTGGAACTGGTACTCCAGATGTTGACCCTGCTACAGGAAGAATACGGTATCCATCTGGCTACATTTTTAACGGAGTAATGGGAGCAGCAACCTATACAAATTGTCCTTCAATGTGCTTACTGGACCTTATCACAAACACAAGGTATGGTCTGGGAAATCATATAGTTGATAGCAACATAGATTTATTTAGTTTTGTTGCTGCCAGTAAATATGCAAATGAAGAAGTAGACGATGGAACGGGATCTGGTGCAAAAGAAGCTAGGTTTAGTTGTAATGTAAATATTCAAAGCCCTAAAGAAGCATTTGCAGCCATAAATGATTTAGCTGGTGTGATGAGATGTATGCCTATATGGTCTGCTGGAGGCATAACTCTAGCTCAAGATAAACCAACTACAGCAAGTTATTTATTTAATTTAGCTAATGTAGGAGAAGCAGGCTTTACTTATTCAGGAAGTAGTTTAAAGACTAGACATAGCGTTATTTCTGTTAGTTACTTTAATATGGATTCAAAAGAAGTAGATTTTGAGGTCGTAGAAGATGCAACAGCAATATCAAAATTAGGAACAATAATAAAACAGGTAAAAGCGTATGCGTGTACCTCCCGCAACCAAGCTGCACGATTGGGCCGTGCAATCCTCTTCGCTGAACAAAATGAATCTGAAACTATTAGTTTTATAACTTCAATAGATGCAGGAGTTGTTGTAAGACCTGGTTCTGTTATTGAAATAAACGATCCAGTGAGAGCGGGAGCTAGAAGAGGTGGTCGTGTTGTATCTGCAACAACTACTACTATTACTATTGATGCAAAAGACCAAACAACATTGCCAGCTTTAAATGATAATCCAACAATTAGCGTTATCCTATCCGATGGAACGGTTGAATCTAAAGATATAAATGATATTACAGGAGCAGTAATAACAGTAAGTTCTGCTTTTTCTTCTGCCCCAAGTACAAATGCACCTTATTTAATATCTAGTACAACTTTACAGACTCAATTATTCAGAGTAATTCAAGTTCAGGAACAAGATGAAGTTAATTATGCAATTACAGCTTTATCTTATGTAGAGGGAAAATACGCGTTTATTGAAGATGGAACTGCCTTGCCAACAAGAACAATATCAGTCTTAAATGCTCCTGTATCTTCACCAAGCAACTTAACAATTACAGAAAAAACAGTTGTTATTAATAATATTGCTAGAAGTAAATTAATTGTTGATTGGCAACCAGTAGTAGGCGTAACTCAATATTTAGTAAATTACAAAGTTCAAAATGGAAATTATGTTTCTCAGGTTGTGTTTAGTAGTGATTTCGAGTTACTAGATACCGTAGACGATACTTATACAATTCAAGTATTTTCATATAACGCTTCTTTGCAGTTATCTGCAAATCCAACTGAAGCTAATTTTACTGCTCAAGGTAAAACTGCTTTACCAGAAGATGTATCAGGATTAACTATTGAGCCTATTAACGAGCAATTTGTAAGATTGAGATTTACACAGACAACTGCTATTGATGTTCTGCATGGTGGTCGAGTTTATGTAAGACACACAAACCAAACAGGAAGTTCAGCTACTTTTCAGTCTGCCCAAGATATTATTACAGCCGTATCAGGAAATGCAACAGAAGTTATTGCTCCTGCTCTTCCAGGAACTTATCTGCTTAAATTTCAAGACGATGGCGGTAGATTCAGTACTAACGCAACAAGTGTAAACTTATCTATTGTTGATATTCTTGATTCTATTATTGTAAAAACTGATAGAGAAGATACAGATTCAACACCTTATAACGGAACAAAATCAAATGTTGCATACGACTCATCTCTTGGTGGATTAAAACTTACAGATCCAACAACTAATGCTAGTGGTACTTATGATTTTGTAGATACTCTCGATCTTGGTGGTACATTCTCACTTACTTTAAAAAGACATTTTCAAGGAGAAGGTTTTTATGTAGGAGATGAGTTTGATAATAGAACAGATAATATAGACACTTGGACAGATTTTGATGGAACTGTGGCGAATGATGCAAATGCGAAGATAGCTGTGCGAACCACAACTAATAACCCTAGTGGTTCACCTACTTATACATCGTTTAATGATTTTGCAAATGGAACATTTAAAGGTAGAGGATTTCAATTTAGAATTACTTTAGACACAGCAGACACGGCACAAAATATGAATCTACAACAAGCAGGATATACAGCAACTTTGCCATCGAGAACTGAACAATCATCTGTTATAGCATCTGGAGCAGGGGCAAAAGCGGTTACATTTACAAACGCATTTTTTGTTGGAACGTCTGCCTTGGGAAATCTAAACAACTTTTTACCATCTGTTAATATTTCTCCGCAAAACATGGCAACTGGTGATTACTTTGAACTCAGTAGTATATCTGGAACTGGCTTTACAGTTCACTTTAAAAACTCAAGTAATGCTAGTATTGATAGGAACTTTACCTACAGTGCTGTTGGTTTCGGCAAAGGAGGTTAACATGGAAGAAAATAGTATTTAACTGTGGCTGACGTAACAAATTAC